TCTAACGTTCCACGAATAGACTCAACAACCGTACTAAACTTTTCTTCACTCTCTATCTGGTAAGCTTCCTCAAACCAGGCAAAACAAAGAATACCTACATCTACCGTGATAGATGTTATTTTCAGTTCATCATCAAGCCCCCGAAACAGTATCTTTTGTCCTGTTGCTTTGACGGTTATTTCAGGTAACGACTCGTTAAATTTAAATAAATGAGCAACATTCAATTTGTTAGCCGCCCATTTAAAGTCCGTGTACGTTGATTGCTTATTTGTATTAGAATACCGTCTGACTACTAACAGATTAGACCACGGATATCTTAAGATACGGACGATAAAGTTTAATGCCGTTGTTTTTGATTTCTTAGATCCACGAGACCCTTTCACGACTCGATAGAAATTTCTAGAACGCCAAAAAGCGCCGTAGCCTTTCCCAACAACGTTAGGTAGGTCAATCTGCGATGTTATCTTCATTCATAAACACCACGCTTCCTTGAACGTCTATTTCTTTACGGTCAAGGTATGCACCACTTACTTTTAAGATATGGTCTATTGAGCGTTGCCTATCTTCAATGCATGGCGTGTATTCTCCAGATACGACTTCTTCCATTTCCTCTCCGTTAGACTTTATTACTTTTTTTGAATATCTCTTCTGCGGTTCTCCACGGGCTATACTTGCAGAGATTGCTAAAGCTTCAGCAATACTCATTGAACGTTCATTAAATAGTTCTTCCGTACGTTTCTTGATGTATTCAGAAATTTCAACATTTTTCAATAGTCTTTGTCCTATGCTATATGAAGTTTTTTCAGAATAACCCGCCTTAATTGCTGACTTAGTTGCGTTTTTACTGATGATGTACTCATCAGCGAAGTGTTTTTGTCTTTCGTTCATTTTCCATCACCTCGATTTTGCTTATGTATAGTAAAATACCCCTTATGCCGTTGGACGTAAGAGGTAAGTAGCGACACTAGCATGCATTGTTGGTCGCCCAATTTTAAATTAATTGTTGTTATCGAACCTAGGTTGCTACGGGTTGTTCCGCGAATAAGGATAACAACTTGCAAGCGATATAGAAAACTTGCAATTCTTTTTACTTCGATACATCCTGTCTATATCTGCCTTGTGTATCGCCTAGGAAAGGTATAGTCTGTTACGAACTATACCGCAATCAAAATCTAACAAAAACCCCTCGAGCTGGAGGGCTCGAAGGGAAAAAATAAAGGAGTTTAAACCACGAGAAAAAAGAATATCTTTTTTACATCTTTCCACATGATAACTATATCATGAAATCTTTAGTATTGTTCGGTACAGAAATACCTTTTTTAGTACATTTTTCTATTTTTTTAATAGCTTCATCATGAAGAATGAAAAGTGTTGTTTTAGAAATTTTCAACTCTTCAGCGATTTCATCCCAGCCTTTAGAAGAAATATATTTCATCCAAATGATTGTTCTCTCTTTGGAATTGTCTAATTGTTCAATCGCTTGGATAAGTTGATATTTTAAATCAATCAATTTATCTACTTGGTCATTAATATAATCATTCAAATTGATTATTTTAACGTATGCATCGTCTTTTAGACTTACTTTTGATTCTTGAACATTTATTTCTTTTAAAGACGGAGATTTCAAGAAAGAATTATTCAAGCGATCTAACTCTTCCATTTTTGATTTTACTTCCAAATCGATTAAACGAATTTGTTTTAATTGATGTTTAATGCCCATTCTTCACATCCTCTCTAATCCTTTTGACTAGCGTTGGTCCAAAGTCTTCAGTATCTGACAAATAATCAAAATATTGACTGAAAAAGAACCGCTCGCAGTCCATTTTCATATTCCATGCTGTTTGATGATGTATTTTCTTGAAATGTGTTTCTCTCAAATTCCAATTTGAATCCACTACACGTTTTGAAAGCAAGCGTCTTAACGCTATCTTGTAATCATCAACCGCTCTTTCTATGATTCCAGCACGTAATCTGTAATACCATTTATCTTCCATTATCCACCTCACAATAAAGCTTCTAATTTCTCAATTTGAAATCCTGCCCACGTTTTTGATTCATCGCTTAGCTCGTCATCAATAGCAACGACTGGAAGTGAACTGTATCCATAGTGTTTGAGTAATTCCAACGCTCCTGGATTTGCTTCAATATCCACGGCTTCGAAAGGGATATCGTTTTGTCTGAGCCACATCTTAGTCATCTCACACTGCATACAATTTGGTCTAGAATAAACTGTAATCATTTACTATCCTCCTTTGTTGAAGTAACAAATCCCCATATTTTTTGTGCGCGGAATTTTGCTCTTTTCTTTTGACCTGTTGACATACTAACGTAAGTAAAAATTATAAATTCCACGGCATCTCTCAAAATAGTTGCATTTTCAAATCTTAGTGTTTTCCCATTTTCTAAATGTAAAGTTAGTTCCATTTATTATTCCTTCCTTATACGTAATAAATTGCACTTCTTTTTGTTTCTGAAAACTCAAAAAGCATTTGTCCTGATTCGCTAGTGTCATATCCGTATGTTTTATCATACGATGAATGCTTACTAGGACTTTGTAGTTGATACCAAGTTAGCCCTGCAAACGATAGTGATTTTTCATGGTGGAAGTGCCCAGTAATCAAATATCTTGATTGACTTTTCCCCCATTCCTCTCCAAAATGCGACACCATGATTTCAAATAATTTATTAGGCGATTTTACTTTATCGCCATGATGCATGAATATTGAGTGGTTGCCTAACCATGCATGTTTAAATTCTTTGATTTCGACATCGAATTTTATTTGAGGATATATATGCTCTAGCATACTCACAAATAAATAATCCACACTAGGAGCATGATTCCCTTTCAAGTACACGACTTTAACGTTCGGACTGTTTTCTAACGCTAAATCTAGCAATGGACTGAGAAAATCATAACCAGCTTTTAATCCAGCTTCGAAGTCGACATCATCGACTCTAGTTCCTCTTTCAGTTGTATTCAGAAAATTATCAACATGAAAATAATCTCCGTGTAGCGTTATAAGGATTTCCTTATAGCGATTCATAATGCGCTCCGCAATTTCTCTCTGTAATTTTAAATAATCAAGATGAGAATTATGCCCAAAGTGTAAATCTGACAAAGGAATCAATAAGTATTCGTTCGGAATTTTCTGATTTAATAATTCAATTTTACGTTGAGGAATATCTCCAAAGATTTTCTTAACATCTTGAGCGGACATATCCCACCTTTTAGGCACTACAACGATTTTCGATTGATAATTATAGTAAGTTTCTCCGTTTGTTGGAGTAGTCCATTCATTAGATGTTGCTGTTTTTAGTTTAACCTCATCAGGATTGAATCCATGTAATCGAATAAGCTCCTCATTAGAGAATACTTTTCGTTGTTGTTGTCTCACTCTGATTTGAGATCCGATTGAACCATCGTTATTAAATTCTTTAGTTTGAGATTTTTCAACATTTACTCCTTGCCTTTGTTGAAATTCTTTGTAACGTGGTGTACCTCTAACCTTACCTCGAGCGACTTCCATGCTTGCAAGATTGAGTCTAGTTGCAATTTGTACCCAGCTCAGTCCTTGCTCTTTTAAGTCCATGATTTCATCCTGTATCGATTTTGACATTTACACACCTCCCTTTTTCCTTTTTCTTCCTACCCTTCTTCAATCAACCACTCAATGTTCTTTCTAGCTTTCTTTAAGTCTTCGACTCCATTTTTTTCAGCATATCTTAATAAGTATTCCACAGCGCTACACCATCTATGAGCTTCCATGCCTTTTTTATTTTTAACAAAATTTTCAAGTACTTCTTTCACTTCTAATCCTTTTTCACCTACATAATGACTAGGCTTATTTACTGCTTCTTTAATCCGTGCATTTTCTTGTAAATTCATCTTTACACCTCCACAAACAATTCTTCGATTTCATCCCCAAACAATTCAATTGCACGTTCGGCATCTTTTTTATTTTTGAAGTATCCAAAAGTCGAAAATGAATGTACATTATTAGAACATAACTCTCTAAACCCTTCTCCTTGTTTATAATTAATGTCCCATTTCATTTCGAAACCCTTCCAATCAGGCTTCCACCCGTCGTTACACTCATCTTTGAAAAATCTGAATCGGGTCAGTAGATTTCTTCGCTTTTGTTCTAATTCGGCTGCTTCTTTTGTTTGAAATACGTTACCAGCAATAAGTCTCTCCTTATCCATTTCACAGTTAATCCATTTGTCAGGTTTGATATCTCCGTCACTTAAAATGAACCAATATTCATCCGTAAGCTTATACTGGTATTTCATCTCCCACCCGTTTTCAATTCGCTTGATTTCCGCTTTCATTTCGTTTAACTTTGCTTCCATGTCTGCTGTTTGTTGTTTTAGTGTTTCTAGATTTGTCATTATTTTTCTCCTTCTATCGCTTTTAACGATGTTTCAAATCCACGTAAGAAAGCGAACCGTTCATTATAGCTCATCTCTTCGAGCTGTCCATAGTTGATATCCTCTTGGAACTGTTTCAACGCTCTGTCATACATCGACATATCCTTGTACTTGCAATGAGCCACAATCAAGTAGTGAACATCATCTTTTAATTTTTCAAAATCAACTTTAGCCAATTGCCTTCACCGCCTTTTCTAGATTTACCAAATTTTCTATAATGCGATCTCGAATATGAGCTGCAACTGAATATGGGTCTTTCATAAACTTAATCAATGTATTTGCATTCACTTTTAACGCTTTGGAAGCAGCTAACATCTTCTCACTCGAATCTTCAATCATTCCGTGGATGTAACTGATCGCTTCACCGTAATTCTCACCCAT